TCTCTTGGCATAGGCGAACACCTTATCGGCGTCCTCGACATGGGTAGAAACCCAGGTGGACATGTGCTGGCTGAAATGACCGATTGCAACCAGATCTTTCTTGCCGGATGCAATGAGAGCCTGACAACCTACGGGCTTTCCCTTTCCGAGTGCATCTTCCCGCATGGGGAGGGTGAACCAAGAGGCCAGGAGAGCCGTGTGGTGCATCTTCGTTTTCTTGCAGTATTCCCATACCGCCTTACAGGTCATATCGGCATTGGAGATAGCCGAACCAGAGGAAATAACAGCCTGTTTTACAGCGTCCAGCTTCAAAGATACTTTTGCGCTTGCCATGGTAACACCTCATTCATTTTTGGTTTCGTCCTTATGGACTCGTCAGGACTAGTGAAGATACTAGCCGACCAAAGAACACCATAGCTTACAGAGCAATCTGTATCTTTCGCCTAACCCTGGTACGTCACGTTTGCATGGGTGGAATCCAGAGATTAACTCTGCGGTATAATCTCCCCCATGTGTCACCGTTGTTATGTCCCTGTGTCAAGGAACACCAGTCGGCAAGTATGGTATACTTTTGCTCACTATGAGCCACCATGTAAACGCAAGGGCCAAGAGTGAGGCCAGTATACTTGCGTTTCCAAAGTCTATGTGAGGGAACGGTTCGTGTTCCATGATCCCTGGCACCGGGATAACTGGCATGGAAGACAAGGTTGGTAGTGGGGTGCTGGTGTATGCCAGGGGAACCCCACCGAACCTTTTACTCTCTTACTTACCCTAAAAACGCCCTCCGAAAACTCACCACCTCCCCGCAAACCCTACTCCCACAACCCACGGATTCCGGGGGGGTTTCCGGGGTATTCCTGGGATTTCCCTAATTAACCCTAATTAGACCCCGGTGGGGGGTGTTTGAGGGGGGTAGCACCCTCTTTTGTGGGAGGACACCGGGGGTTGATGGGGGTTACCCCCCGTCTCCCTATGAACACAATTTGAAAATATACCCTTCCCACAACCCTTACTCTCCCTAAGGTTCCTTTCTACGGAGTATTAGCAAGGAAAGGCCAGATATACCCAAGATATACCCAATATATAGGCTAGATATACTCAATATACACCTACTATCGTTGGGTACTTCTACCCAATATATACCCAATACAGTCGATACTGACCCTATTTTAAGCTGATAAAAGGGCTACTTGTAAGTACCTAGAAACACTAGGAAAGCAAAAATAGTTTTATATTTTTGTGTTTTTCTACTTGACAAGATAAAAATAAAATGGTATAATACAGTTAAGAGGTTTAGTAAGGTATACATATGGTATCTGAGTATGAGCAAGGTGTTTCTTACTACTCTTAAGATAATCAATCAATAGTATATAATAACTATGTAAACTATTAACATAGGTATTCCTTGCTAATACTTAGCAGACTCCTGAAGGGAGGCTTTTATTGGTTGATTGTTGTACCCACTAATACTAACGCAAACTTAAGTAATACAAAAGGACTTACATGGCTCTCTTAGAAATTAACAATACTCCAGTTAAAAGTAAAGTGGAGAGAGGTAAGTTAAGCAAGGACAAGAAAACCATCACACTTAAGGAGAAACTTGAGGATACTAATAGTGTCCTTTCTTTGCAGGATAAAATGGCTATCGTCTTTTCCTTTGTTTATGGTAAAGGTACATACCAGAGTTTAGCTGAGAAATACAAGGTACACTATGACACAATTCGAAAGTGTGTAAGAGACTTTCAGAATGATTTAAATAATCTTGCAGAAACATATAAGCTGGTTGATTGTGGTGAGGATAAGTTCTCAGCTATTAGTAAGGCGCATCTTCGTAGAACTGATCCAGTATTAATCAATGATGCTTTTCTCTCACTCCTCTCCCACCCCAACGCACCCATCCTCACTGAGAAGGAACAATCCTATGCTTGGATTTACACCTTCACCGGGGATAACATGAAGGCCCTTAAACAATCTGGTTTAGCTGAGGGCCTCCTCCTACATGGGAAATTGAAAGAGAGTGATGGTACCCCTAGATTGGAACCTGTCTCTTTTCAGAACGCAGCCAAAATCAGGGGCTTTTATCTTCGTAGTAAGGGCAACGTAAAGGAGTATATAATCTCCCTACGGGAACGTAAGCTTGAGGACTTGAAGATTGATAAGGGCTACATTCAGTCTGTCTTAGTTGATCAGATTGAGGCACTGAAGGAAGAAGTTGAGGACAAGAGCAATAGAGCACAGCTTCTTCGTTCAGTAGAGTTACTTGGTCGTACATGCAACGCCTTTACAGAGACTATCAGAATTGAAGAGATTAGGCCAGATCAAGCCTTGGATACTCTCCTCGACCTAGCTAAGAAGGAAGTTAGTAAGAAGAGGCTAATGCCAGCAGATGCTAAGGAAGTCCCTGTCTCTAGTACACCAAGTGAAACATGGACTATGGAATAGTCATGCAGTAATGTTTATTAAGGGGCATTATAATGGCCCACAAAAAGGAGTATAACATGAGTAATACTATTTCTCGTATGGGTGTTGGTTCTCTGTCTGTAAATGAATTGAAGGCTGTTGGTGTTGCTGGTGCTACTGGTGTAACCGTACTGATGAAAGACTCTCTTGGTAAAACCCTCCTTGCTACAGGCACTACCCTGCCAGCAGATGCGGGTACTACCTATGCCAAGGGCTGCCTCTTCATTGATACTGATGTTGCTACTGGCACCTCTGGTCTCTACGTAAATGTAGGCACCTCTGCATCCTGTGTCTTCAAATTGGTTACCAACGCAGCCTAAAGAATAGAGAGTCTCTAGGGGGGTTCCTCTCTTGAAACAAAGAACCCCGCTTCTCATTTAAAGAAAAGGATCACATGTCTACTGATAAGTTAGTCACACTACTAGCTATGTATAAGGAGAATCCACTAGCATTCATTAGGGATGTTATAGGTGCATCTCCCACAGATCAGCAGATAGATTTGATCCTTGCAGCAGTCGGAGAGAATAGCCGTGTAGCAGTAAAGTCCTGCACCAGTTCGGGGAAAACTGCGGTACTAGCTTGGCTTACCCTCTTCTTCCTTATATGCTACCCCGATTGTAAGATGCTTGTTACAGCACCCACAGCATCACAGCTTTTCCGTGTATTCCGCTCAGAGCTACTACTATGGCACGGACGTATGAACCCCCTCTTCAAACCCTTCTACAATATCATGAATGATAATTGCTATATTGAGGGTAAGAAAGGTACACAGATGTGTTCATGGATTACTGGCTCCTCTGATAATAAAGAGAACTTTGCTGGACTCCATGCCTCTAAGGTAGTGATAATGATTGATGAGGCTTCGGCTCTCCCTAAGGAAATCTTTGATACCTTGTATGGTACTCTTTCCTCAGGTGATACTAGCTTCATCCTTGTGAGTAACCCGGTTCGTGCAGAGGGTGCTTTCTACGACCTCTTCGCTGATAAGGTTACTGGTTGGTCACGCTTTACTTTTACTGCCGATCAATCCCCAAACGTAGACAAAGTGTGGATAAAGGAAGTAGAAGAGTACTATGGTATCTCCTCAGACTTCTATAAGATGCGGGTTCTTGGAGAGTTTCCCACTCTGTCCGAGGCACAGTTCTTCTCAGCTGGAGTAATAGATGAGGCTATGCAAAGGCAGCTGATGCCTAGGGAATACCAGAACTACCAGCGTATCCTAGGCTGTGATGTGGCCCGTTTTGGTAATGACAGTTGTGTTATTGCTGATAGACAGGGGCCCAAGTTGCATAACTTAGTCTCCTTTAAGGGGATTGATACTGTAACCTTTACAGAGAAAATCCTGGAGTACTACCAGTCTAGTTCTTACTCAGCTGTAGCAGTAGATGGTATTGGTGTAGGCTCTGGTGTTGTTGATCAGCTTAAGCGTTTTGATATTCCAGTACTAGATATTAATGTATCTTCCCCATCTACGCAGCAGAAGACATTCTACAACCTACGATCAGAGTTATATGGTGAGGTAAGGGACTGGATTAGTAACGCCTCATTACCCTATCACCCTCAGTTACGATCTGATTTGGTTGGTATCAATTACTCCTACAATAACAAGTTACAGATTATACTAGAAAGCAAGAGGGATATGAAGAAGAGAGGGCAAGATAGTCCAGATTACTCTGATGCACTTGCACTCACATTCGCTATTAACACACTCTCATTCTCCCCCATGCGATATAAACCTAGGCAAGTAGTGAAATCCTCATACCTGTGGGCATAATTAATGGAAGAGATTAAAGGACTTATAGTACTTGGTACACAAGACCTTGTAGACCAGGAACTGCTACAGATGGATGAGGTAACTGCGAAGGAGGATGAGAAAAACCTAGACGCATTCTCTTCTTCACTCGCTGCTCACATTCGTACTGTATTTGATACAAATAAGGATGCTAAGAAGTCCTCAGGTATTG